CCAGCTGAATCATACCATGCCTTAGTTGCATCATTAGCTACCGATAACATTGTATTAAAATAATTTTTGAATTTTGATTCATTGGTTTTTCCTTCTACTTGTTCTTTAATTTGTGCCATAAAATTTTTACCAAAGTCCGCTGCTGAAAGTTGAGTAATGGGTCCTACGAAACCATTGGGTACAGAATCTGGCATCAATTCTATATTTAATTGGGGTTGAGCTATGGAATCTATTAATCCAGCGTAAAATTCCTCTGAAGCTCCCTGTCTTGAGGCTGTTTGAATATACCAGTCATTGGCTGTTTGACGCGTATGAGTATAATACTGTTGTGCTGTGAAACTTGAAATTGACTTATTCTTGATAGCTTGCATTGCTACTATTACACCATCAGTAGCCACACCGGGACCTCCTATATCATGAAATTCTATATGCCACTTAAAACCTATACCCGTATTATCTGCATAAGGTGCAGCAAATATAAAAGCAGCTATCCCTGAATCTCCTAATGGTTGTTGTTCCATAAAACCGGGGATTTGAGACTTCCCTTGCAGTGTTCCCATCAAAAATGCATCAGCAAAAACCTGTAGATAGTGGTTAGCTACCGTAGATGCCACTTGGGGGCCTCCCTTACCTGAACCAGAACTTCCACCCGCATCAATAACTCTAATCATTTCCGCTTCTATGTCATTTGCAGTTGCTCTACCTTTATTAAATTTCTGAATTAACATATTAACACTCTTAAACTCCTTTTGTATATGGTCATTTATCACCTTACTATCTCGTTCAAATCTATCACTCCATATCTTAGACGCTTCTAAAAATTTATCAGGGTTAAGTTCAAAGTCAGGCTCGTTTCTTAATTTGAGTCGAGCAAATCCTCCTTTTGCCATCTGATTTGCGAACCATTTTTTACCTGCTGATTCAGTTACATCCATCAGTTGGACGCCGTCGAGAAAATTCTTCCAATCCTTATGAGTACTCTCTCTTATAACATCAATGAATGTGTTAATTAAAGCTACATTGACTGGTGAATTAGCAATTATATCCGCTGGCTGCTGTTTGGTGATAATATTTTCATAATCTTCCAAGTCGGCGGGAACACCAATACCGGGAGTAGCATCAGCAATATCTTGACCCATACGCTGTAAGTGTAATTCTCCCACACTTGGAGCGTGTGGTGTAGGTTGAGTAGGATGAGTACCTGACATCATCTGTGCTAACTCTTCAGCTAATGTAACGTTTCCAGTATCAAGCGCAGTTTTTAATGCACTGTTTCTTTTCGCAGAATCCCTGATAGGCTCGGTACTACTATTATTTGCACTCTGGGACAGTCTTTGGGTAAATGGAGTTATATTTTCTTCCATATAATTTTGAGAGCCCTCATAGGGCACATCTCTAGGAGCCATATATTCTCCTTTATAATCTCCTCCTCCCCCGCCTTTGACTGGTTCTAAAGATATACCTCTTTTTTTAGAAAGATAAGGAGATATACCAGCAGTAATAGTTCTATATACTTCTTGTTGAACAAAAGCTTCTTCAAAGAAACCACCAATGTCTGCGAATCTAATTGCTTTTACTGGTGGGTGTTCTGTATCTGCCATTATGGTGGCCTATCATTAGCGAATACTATAATCATACTACACACAGCTGCCCAGACTTCCAAATCAGGATTGTATCCCATATCCTGAAAGCCAGTATAGTGTCGTTCAACTACTTCAGTATCTGTTCCACTAAAATCGCAATCCATTAAAATGTTAGCCGTAGATAACATCAAGTAATTTAATAATCTTCTTTGTTTAAAGCCTACACTATTAACCGTAATAGTAGAATCTCTATCAACAACAATATGAAATTTAAAAGAAACACCATATAATTCTCCTATCTCTCCTGTATTCATAGTTTGACCAGTGAACTGTTGTTCTATACCATTAGCTGTCATTTCTGATATAATACAAGGATATAAAGCATCTTCTGTTTCTGGAAATTGACCAAAAACCGTTACATCCCCACTATCCCAAGCAGTAGCAGTGCTTCCTACACTTCCCGATGTATATGTTCCCGTTCGGAGATTATCTATGATTTTTCGTTCAACAACATTCAAGTGGTCGGGCTCTGCCATTATCGTGCCCTCCTATTCTTATCAGATTTACCTTTGATACGTACACACTCATAAATAACATAGTCGTCGTTATAGTCTCGGACAGCCTGAACCATCCAACGTATAGATTTATAATATCTTATATCCCTCACATAGACTTTATTACCTGAAGCTGCTCCGGAAATCCCAAATTCAAAATCACGGAAATCTGCTTCATAATTAAAACTAGACCCAGAGGTTATAGTTACTGCATAACGTGTTCCATCTAAATATATTGAAGAACCGCTCGTTACACTACCTGTAACAAAAGGCATATCCACAGTTAACCAACTACCAGTAGGTATGCTCAATGAGGCAGGAGTATAAGTAATAGCATAGTCAGTATCTTGCGTTGCTCCATTAAAGCTCTTAAAGTTACTAAGCTCTATATTGCTTGCTCCACTAGCCTTTATTTGAAAGCGTAATCTATCTGCTTCTAAGGTATTAGTAGCTCCCGTAGTAAAATAAAAGCCACCATCATAGTCCGTGCCTAATGTAGCTGTAACAGTTTGCCCATCGGATTCAAATGTAACATCAGCAGTGCCAGATGCCCATCCACCAGTAACATTAGTAGGAACTGTATAGATATAGCGATTTACATCTATAAGTCTATCCCATCCCTCTATCTCGTTAAATTGAGGGTCATTACTCTGGTTAAAATTATCGAATCCTTTGATAGTAGCTAAATTGGGTGTATAGACTCTAGCTGCACCAACTATATTATGCCCTGACCTTTGTAATGTATAATCCGCAGTTATGCTAGGGCGTATTAGAGCTGGTAAGTCTGGTATAACCATCTCTGCTCCACTGGTTGCTATAGTTGTAGTTTCAACACCGTAGCCATCTGTAGTAAATTGAGGAGGTCTATAGAATACAACTTTCCTACTCTGATTGGTATGATAGCGCATATTCCTAAGAATACGCCCCATATTAATAGAGCCGGGTCTTATACCTTGATTACTAAGACTCAAAATGTACCCCCCTCACAGGAGGATACATGGTCTTGGTGGCATTAACTCCAGTAATATTCTCGTTCCAGTTAACTCTACCGAGATATGGAGCCGCATTATAAGATGTTCGGCTGATACTCAATCCAAGTTTCATTACTAACATCTGTTGTGCCAACGTAGCCCATACTTCATATTCACTAGTATCATAGTAAACCTGTAAGTCTCCAATAGCTATTCTATCTATTCCAACTCCATTTGCGGCTAAACAGGAGAGATAACATGTATAATAAATGACAGAACTATCATAAGTATTGTTATCATTTAAAGTAAACGTAGTACCTGTATTCTCTTGGAACCACTCAGCTGATAAATTGGCTAAAATGTCTAATGTATCGTTATCGAGTTCTTGTTCTTCTATACCGGCTAGTAATCTTACTCGATTACGAAATTGTGCGGTCCAAGTAAAGGTTTCCATTTATACATACCTCAGTGCTGCTATTACGCCTCCCATCAGGGTAGTAATAATACCTAGTCCCCAACGAAGTTGGTTATTCATTTGGTCTTCCCACTTCTCATGATGAGAAAGGTGGTTAGTAAACATAAGTTCAAAGTCATCCATCTTGTTATAGATAGTCTTTATCCTTTCGTCCATACGAATTAACAATTCATCTCTATCAGAAGGCATCTAATATCTTTATGCGTCTACCACTAAGGCATATGCGTATTTATTGCCTACTTTATGAATACTCATCATACGTATAGTTTTTGCATCGTCTATCGTTTCTATCTGTGTTTCTAATAAAGCTAATGCTGCGGATATAGTGTCTGCACTCTCTGTGAAATCATTTACTGCGTAATTTGCCATATGTTTTATCAACCTCGCCGTTGCCGGACGGCGTATATTAAATCTTTAGTCTGTATGAGTATATAAAGTTATCGTTAGAGTGCTATCCACGAAGGCCAGTAATATACTGTGCCGCTCACTGTTGCATATAGATACCCATCTGGTACCATTCCCGCACTAGCCATATCGAATACTTCAAAGGGTGCTCCACTTGGGAACCATGTAGCTGGGGCTGGTGCCGTAATTGCTGAACCACCAGTACCAGCGTGTGAAATAGAAGTTCCTCCTCCTCCACCACCAGTTGCTCCAGTAGTTCCTTGTGAACCCTGTGACCCAGCAGAACCTCCAGCACCTTGAGTTCCAGTTGCTCCTTGAGCACCTGTTGTTCCTTGTGTTCCTGCTCCCGTTGTTCCCTGAGTTCCAGTTGAACCTTGAGAACCAGTTCCTCCTGAAGAACCAGTAGCACCTTGAGAACCTGTATTACCAGAAGTACCTCTTATACCTTGAGTTCCTTGAGCGCCGGGTGTTCCGGGGTCTCCAGTAATTCCCTGACTACCAGTTGTTCCTTGTGTTCCTGCACCCGTAGTTCCTTGTGAACCCTGTGTACCTGCTCCAACATCACCACTTCTTGTAAATTGGAAAACAATATCTGTACCATCAGCCCATGGTGGATTTCCTGAGAAAGATATAGGGTCTATACCTATCTTATAATAACCTGTAGCTGCTGTAACACTATCTACTTCAGCTACTAAATATTCTCCATTATCATGTTCCTTTTCTTGGAATACTAAATGTCCTTCAACAGTTGATGTACTGTCGTCCCATGTTTCAAACCATTGTTGTAAATCTACACCATTTTGGTCTTCGTCATCAATATACATTTCAGTTACTGCTAACATTGAATTACTATCGAATCTTAATTTACCAGCACCGGGGTCAGCATCTGCTGTACCAGTATCGAACTCGTAATTAGTTCCTCCTCTTACACCTGTACCTGTTGTTCCTTGAGAACCTTGGCTTCCAGTTGAACCATTAGTTCCTTGAGTTCCTGTAGTACCTTGAGTACCTGTAGTTCCTGTAGTACCTTGAGAACCTGTACCAGTTGTTCCTTGTGTTCCTGTCGTTCCTGTAGTACCTTGACTTCCAGTTGAACCATTAGTTCCTTGAGTTCCTGTAGTACCTTGAGTACCTGTAGCACCCGTAGTACCTTGACTTCCATTACTTCCGTCTATACCTTTAATACCCTGAGTACCTTGAGCAGAAGTTGTACCAGCAATACCTTGTGTACCTTGAGCACCAACACCACCAAGTTCTCCTCTTACACCCTGAGTTCCTTGACTTCCAGTTGCACCATCAGTTCCTTGAGTTCCTGTTGTTCCTTGTGTTCCTGTAGTTCCTTGTGTTCCTGTAGTTCCTTGTGTTCCTGTAGTTCCTTGTGTTCCAGTCGCTCCTTGTGTTCCAGTCGCTCCTTGTGTTCCAGTCGTTCCTTGAGGACCAGAATTTCCTTGTGTTCCTATAGTACCCTGAGTTCCTGTAGTTCCTTGAGTTCCTGTAGTTCCTTGAGTACCAGTATCACCATCAGTACCTTGACTTCCAGTTGAACCATCAGTTCCTTGACTTCCTTGAGTTCCTGTAGCTCCCTGTGTTCCTGTAGTTCCTTGTGTTCCAGTTGTACCTTGTGTTCCTGTGGTTCCTTGTGTTCCCGTAGTTCCCTGACTACCTGTATTACCTGTTGTACCCTGTGCTCCTTGTGAACCTTTATCACCAGTTCTACTAAAAGATAAAGTAATTCTTTCACCATTACTGAATGGTGGATTACCTGACCCCACAACTGGTGATACATCAAATTTGAAATAACCACTCTTCTCTTCTGTATCTGTTATTTGTAAAGAAGCATATGAAGTATCTGAACCATCAGCTGATTGAATTATAACTGTTCCTAATACGGTTGATGTACTGTCATCCCATGTTCTAAACCATGCCTGTTGGTCGTTTCCATCTTCATCAGTATCATCTATATACATTTCATCAACACTACTGAAAGTGCCATGATTAAACCTAATATCTCCTGAACCGGGGTCGGAGTCACTTGTACTTGTGTCAAAAGTATATGGTGTTCCTCCACGATAACCTGTAGCTCCTGTTGCACCTTGAGTTCCTGTAGTTCCCTGACTTCCCGTAGTTCCCTGCGTTCCCGTAGTTCCCTGCGTTCCTGTATTTCCTTGAGTTCCAGTCGTTCCTTGAATTCCTTGCGTTCCTTGTGTTCCTTGAGTTCCTGTTGTACCCTGTGAAGAAGTAGTACCAGCAGTACCTTGTGTTCCCACAGCTCCTTGTGTTCCAGTTGCTCCCTGCGTCCCTGTTGCTCCCTGCGTCCCTGTTGTTCCTTGAGTTCCGTCTGTTCCTTGAGTTCCAGTTGTTCCCTGAGTTCCAGTAGTTCCTTGAATTCCTTGCGTTCCTTGAGTTCCTGTTGCACCTTGAGTACCTGTAGTTCCTTGTGTTCCAGTTGTTCCTTGTGTTCCTGTATTTCCTTGTGTTCCAATAGTTCCTTGAATTCCCTGAATTCCTTGTGTACCTTGAGTTCCAGTTGTTCCTTGTGTTCCTGTAGTTCCTTGTGTTCCTGTAGTTCCTTGTGTTCCTGTAGTTCCTTGAGTTCCGTCTGTTCCTTGAGTTCCAGTTGTTCCCTGAGTTCCAGTCGTTCCTTGTGTTCCTGTAGTTCCTTGTGTTCCTGTAGTTCCTTGTGTACCTTGAGTTCCTTGAGTGCCTTGTGTTCCTTGAGTCCCCGTTGCACCTTGAGTTCCTTGAGTTCCTTTGTCCCCACTTCTTGTATACTGATAAACACAATCTTCTTCATTAGCAAATGGTGGATTTCCAGAAGTGCTGAGAGGTGTTACATCAATCTTAAAGTATCCTGAAGCTTCAGTGATACCAGTAATCTGCATAACACAATAATTACCAGCTGATATATCTTTGGATTGGAAAATTAGATGTCCTTCTATAGTACTAGAGCTATCATCCCAAGTTCGCATAAAGGCTTGCATATCAGTAGCGTTAGCATCAGTATCATCAATAAATACTTGAGTTACAGAAGTAAAGGTAGCATGGTCAAGTCTAAACTTACCAGCACCGGGGTCTGAATCTGTTGTAGTAGTACTAAATTCATATTCAGTTCCCCCTCTAAATCCTGTTCCTGTAATACCTTGCGAACCTTGAGAACCACCAGTTACAGTACCAGCAGTACCTTGCGAACCTATTCCACCTTGTGTTCCTTGTGTTCCTTGCGTACCTGTAGTTCCTTGAGCACCAGTAGTTCCTTGTGCTCCAGTAGCTCCTTGTGTACCAGTGGTTCCTTGAGTTCCCGTAGTTCCCTGCGTTCCCGTAGTTCCCTGCGTTCCTGTAGTTCCTTGCGTTCCTTGTGTTCCTTGCGCTCCAGTAGCTCCTTGAGTACCAGTAGTTCCTTGAGTTCCATCAGTACCTTGAGTACCTGTAGTTCCTTGAGTTCCATCAGTACCTTGAGTACCTGTAGTTCCCTGAGTACCAGTAGTTCCTTGAGTTCCTGTAGTTCCTTGAATTCCCTGAGTTCCTTGTATACCTTGAGCACCAGTAGTTCCTTGAGTTCCAGTAGCACCTTGCGCTCCTGTTGCACCTTGAGTCCCCGTTGTGCCTTGTGTTCCAATAGCGCCCTGAGTACCAGTAGTACCTTGAGTTCCTGTAGTTCCTTGAGCACCGGTAGCTCCTTGTGTTCCTGTAGCTCCTTGAATTCCTTGAGTTCCTTGTGTTCCTTGAGTACCAGTAGTTCCTTGAGCACCGGTAGCTCCTTGCGTTCCTGTAGTTCCTTGGGTCCCCGTTGTTCCCTGTGTTCCAGTAGCGCCCTGAGCTCCCGTTACTCCCTGAATACCTTGAGTGCCTTGAGTACCTTGAGTTCCTGTAGTGCCTTGAGTTCCTGTAGTTCCTTGAATTCCCTGAATTCCTTGAGTTCCTTGAGTTCCTGTTGTACCTTGAGTACCTTTATCTCCTGTCCTATTAAATTCTAAAACACACTCTTCAGCATTACTAAAGGGTGGGTTTCCTGAACCTTCTACAGGAGTAACTGTTATTTTATAATAACCTGTTTCATCTGATATAGCGGTTACTTGCATTGAAGCATAGGAAGCATCACTTCCATCCGCTGATTGTATAATAATAGTACCTTTAATGGTACTAGAAGAATCGTCCCATGTTGCATACCAATCGGTTTGTGTAGTACCGTCAGCATCATTGTCGTCTATATATAATTCTGTAACTGAAGCAAAAGTACCATGATTAAATCTAAAGATTCCTGCTCCGGGGTCTGCCTCGGTAGTAGTAGTAGAGAAATCATATCTTGTACCTCCTCTTATTCCATCAGTTCCTTGAACTCCTTGAGTTCCTTGTGTTCCTATAGTTCCTTGAGTTCCCTGAGTTCCTGTAGTTCCTTGAGCTCCTGTAGTTCCTTGAGTACCTAAAGTTCCCTGAGTTCCTTGTGTTCCTTGAGTTCCGTCAGTTCCTTGAGGTCCTGTTATTCCTTGAATACCTTGAGCACCTTGTGGTCCATCAGCTCCTTGAGTTCCTTGAGTTCCAGTTGCGCCTTGAGGTCCAGTAGCACCTTGTGTGCCTTGAGTTCCTTGAGTTCCAGTTGCGCCTTGCGTACCAGTAGTTCCTTGCGTACCTGTAGTTCCTTGTGTGCCTGTCGTTCCCTGTGTACCTGTAGTTCCTTGTGGTCCATCAGCTCCTTGAGTTCCTTGAGTTCCAGTTGCGCCTTGAGGTCCAGTAGCACCTTGTGTACCTTGAGTTCCTTGCGCTCCAGTAGCTCCTTGAGTACCTGTAGCCCCTTGTGGGCCAGTAGCACCTTGTGTACCTTGCGTACCTGTAGTTCCTTGTGTACCTGTAGTTCCTTGTGTACCTGTAGCTCCTTGAGTACCTGTAGTTCCTTGAGTACCTGTAGTTCCTTGAGTTCCATCAGTACCTTGAGTACCTGTAGTTCCTTGTGTACCTGTAGTTCCCTGAGCTCCTGTATTCCCTTGAGTTCCTTTATCTCCAGACTGAACAAACGTAATTACACAATCATCACCATTAGTAAAATAACTATTACTATCAACATATTGTACTTGTACTTCTTCATATGCTGTAACGCCAGTACCTCCAGCTACATTAGCTCCTGTAATATTAAATGTAACCCATGTAGTAGAATCATCTGTTTTAAATATTCTTAAATGTCCTCTAGTTGTGCTATCACCATCATCTAATGAATCGTTCCAAGCACTTACATCATCAGTATTAATATCATAGTCTGAAATTCCTACCTTAGAGATTAAGCCATAATTGGGTACACCACCACCACCGGGTAGTGTTATATTAAATCCATAATTAGTTTGGCCCGGAGAACCAGCAGCAATATCGAAACTACTGTAATTAAATTCTATACTGTTACCACCAAAAAGTCCCTGTTTTCCCTGAGTTCCTTGGGTTCCTTGTGTTCCTTGCGTACCTGTAGTTCCTTGAGTTCCAGTTGCTCCTTGAGGACCTTGTGTTCCTTGCGTTCCTTGAGTACCCGTAGTTCCTTGCGTACCTGTTGTGCCTTGAGTTCCAGTTGTACCTTGAGTGCCAGTAGTTCCCTGAGTTCCTGTATTCCCTTGAGTACCAGTAGTTCCTTGTGTTCCCTGAGTACCTTGAGTTCCTGTGCTTCCTTGACTACCTTGAGTTCCCTGAGAACCTTGAGAAGACGTAGCTCCTGTAGACCCTTGAGTACCAACAGACCCCTGTGCACCCGTGCTTCCCCCACTTCCTTGAGTACCTTGTGAAGCGGTACCGACACGTGACTCTACGTAATTTTTGTTAGCACCATAATTGGTCTTACTTGATAATATATTTGCTGGCATAGGTGGGGACCCGTTTTAAAATAAACTTAAGTGGAGGGGAGCTTAGGGCGCCCCCTCCTGTTCGCCCTTAATAATTACCTATCTAACCTGAGTTATAGATAACTACACCGGACGCTGGGTTTACAACCTTCAATCCGTATCTCATCGACATGTAAGAACCGACAATTCCGAAACCGGGGTTTGCCTCTTCTACAGTCAATGGCCTTCTCTCAACATAAGCCATAGGCTTCACAGATTCATCCCATACAAAGTATCTATCTGGAGGACACCATGCATTGACGTATACACGCAATCCATATATGCTTCCAATTAGACCTGTGATTGAGGTTCTCTCTACGGGTGTATCAAGAACGTATCTGCCGCTGTTTGCTACCGCGGTTGTGAAGTCTGCCATGTTAAGGATGGTCTTGTAGTGACCGGGGGAAATTAAAAGAGCTGTTGGGTTGTACCCGTGACCTCCAATAAATTCCATCGAATCAGTTATTTTACTCAATGTAACGCTTCCTGCGGCACCGGTATCTTCAACGTAGTGACTTCCAGTCAATACTGCGTCAGATGTGTTACCATAGGAGTAGATACGTCCAGAGTTAACAGTTCCGCCGCTTCCGAGGAAACCACCATATTGAGCATCTGCGAAAGTTGTAATAACTGTTTCCGTAGTTGATGCTGTAATTGAGGTTCCACCCGATACACCGGTTTTTAATGTTGAATCTCCGACACCGAGTAATCCATAAACAACGTTCTTTGTAACGTGTCTATCAACTGCTCTTCGTGCTTCGTTCAAAGCCATTTCTACTTCGTTGAATCTTGAGTCTTCTATCATTCTTCGGGTTACACCTACTGCAAGTCCCCACTCATCAACGGACACTCTCTCGGAGCGTAAGTTGGTGTGTTGGTACTTAGGAGTGTTTCCTTCGTTGATTTCTTCCATACCCATTGAGGGTTTTGCGAAGGTGATATCAATATCACCGCCGGTGTCTGTAGTCATAGGGTCGCAGAACATTGACAATGCAGGTAGGTCTACAACTTTGTAGTCCTGAATTGCATCTTTATAGTCAATAAGTACACGTTCGCCCACGCCGCCATCTGCCGCTCCTGTATTTAGGGTCGTCAGTACACCGGGTGCTAAATTTGAGTTTAATGCTGCCATGTTTTATGTTCTCCTTATAGCCCCTGATACAGTATACGTTGTAATGTAGCTGCACCTGAGTGCGCACCACTTGGGTCGATGTAATAACCGATTGAGTTAGCTACTGCGGAAGATTGTCCTAGGTTACCGTCAGCTAATGTAGCTACACCGTCTCCTCGTCCAATAGTTCCAGAGCAGTACGCATTGATTACAATACCGTGACCTGTTATAATACTTGCTACGTTTCCGCTGGTTACCGTGGTCAAAGCAAAACCTAGTGGTTTGCCGTTTGCCACTGTGTTCTGGTCGATTTCTGCATCTGCTCCCATCTGCACAGGGTATCCTGCGGTAATT